ACCCATGTCTGCTTTCCATCCCACAAGCGGTGTACCAATAACAAAGTGTTTGTTATAATCTATCTCTTTAAACATTACTGCTCCTTATATACATTATGATATCAGAACAATATCCATAATAGTCTAAACCTTTCATTTCTTCAACAGTTCTATATAGTTCTGGAAGAACTCCAATAGTCTTTGAATTAGCTTTTGCAAATCCTGGAAATGCCCAAACATATCCTTTGCTTGTTAAAGTATAATCGTCTGTTTTATGAAAAAAACAATTTGTTTCCTCGTCTAGTGCATATTCTAAAGACTTTGCATCCTTGCAATGAAACCAAAGGCTTTCTTTACACTCTTCAATAAAATTAGAGTCAATTAAGTATTGTGGCTTTTCGTGACCTAAATAAAACCTACCATCTTTTTCACGCAAATCTACTTCAACCTCAAATCCTTGCTCTATAGCACGATAGATGTATGCTGGACTATTTTCAAACTCTGGATTTTTGCCCGTTAGATTACCACGATGGGATATGTATATCATTTTTCAACCTGTACCCAAATCCAGCTTCTATGATTGTCCCCTGGACCAGTTGGTCTAATATCTGACTTATAATTTTTAAATCCAATCTTATTAACTAAATCATCAATCAACTCATCTTCATTTGTAATACTAACGTCTGAATGACCATTTGTACTTGCAGCATCATAAAGATTATCATAATATCCAGCCGTTGGAATACCTTCTTTTCCACCAAATCCCATCTGGAAGCAAAGTTTTCCACCATTTTTAAGAACACGGTAAGCTTCTTTAAGAATGTTAAACCTAACATCGTGAACACAAATATGCTGGAAACAAATTACTGCAAACATTACATCATAAACATTATCTTCAATCATTGATAAGTTATCTCCAGGTGTAACATAAAGGTTTGGAACTTCTATATTATTATGTTGTAAATTAACTCTAGCTTTTTCTAGATTAACATCTGAAATATCTACTCCATCAATTCTTTCAAACTTACTATTAAATTTTACAATGTTTCTTCCTGGACCACATCCATAATCTAGTGCTACTAAACCAGAGGTATCAAAATCTTTAAAAAGAAATTCATCATAGTCTTTCCAGTTATTGTGAGCATCATATGATCCAACTACTGGATCTCTAAAATCTAAAGACCACTTAGCAGCATATTCATCATAGTAATCGTTTTGCATTTTTAAATAGTCTTTCTTACCTTTTGCCATTATATCTCCTTGTTATTTTCTAAAAAGTAATTCAAGTCTTCAGGGGTTCCAATTCCCCACATCTTATCAATAGTTTTCAATCTTACCTTTTTTCCATCTTCAATTGCTTCATTAAAAACAGGGCAAACATAAAATTCATTATTAGTTCTAATGTTTTTATCAATCATTTGATTTGCATACTTAACATAGTCTGAACCGTGCTTCCAGTAATATATTCCAACTGTTGCATTATCAGAAATTGGATTCTTTTCTGCTACCTCTGAAACAAATCCATCTTCGCCAACTTTTGCAAAAGACCACTTTGGATGAGTTGCTTTAAATGAAAGTATTCCACCGTCTATATTACTAGCACCAAACTCATACAGTGCTTCGTTAGAGTCCCATTCCACATACTGATCAGAGTTAGCCATTAGTAGCGGCTTGTCGCTATTGATAAGCTCTTGAGCAAGTAAAGTTGTACAAGCAGCACCCTCAGTCATTCCATCAACAATAACTATGTCACAGTCTGGAGCAATAAGATTAAGAAGTTGTTTAAGATTATATTTTTCATAATGATCTTTTTGTACTAAGAAGATGTAGTGTGCATCAATGTTAAGATTTTCAACAACTACCTGGATCATTGGCTTACCATTAACTTCAATCAGTGGCTTTGGAAAAGTATAACCTGCTTGTGCAAATCTTGAACCTGCACCAGCCATAGGTATAAGAACATTCATCTCTTTATTTTTCCAAGGCACTTGTCCAGTTCTCTCTTTCTTTTCAAATCTTTCTATAAACTCTATGAATATTGTATCATTAAGATCATAAGAATCTTTAACTGGGTATAGGTTTGCCCCAGAATTTAAAGCTCCCTGCCTTCCAATGTGAGAGTCTTCTATAATTATTGTATCTTTTGGGAATGCGTCTAACGCTACCATACACTTCCAATACATTTCTGGATGTGGCTTTGGATGCCAGACATCCTCGTTGCTAACAATGTAGTCTACTAAATGAAGTACCTGTATTCCGTGTAAAGACTTTATGATAGTTTCTCTAATACTATTAGATGCTACGGCAATCTTCCAGCCCTCAGATTTTAGGTATAACATGATGCTTATAGCGTTTGTATTTGCTGGAATATTTTCAAGCATTAAAAATGTTTCTTCCTGCTTATCTTTCCATACATTGTTATGAGATTCTTGTGGCAGCCCTTTTTCTTTGGTAAGCATAGAAAGCTTTTTCCTAGTATTTAATCCATCATACTTTGATAAATGCTCTTGATAAGATATTTTATATTTTGGATCAACCTTTTCTAATGCATTGTTAAGAGCTTTATAATGTAAATCTTTTGAATCAATTAGAACACCATCTAAATCAAATATAACTAATCTATTACTCATCTTTGAGGTCCTGCGTGTCTATGCCACTTGTTATGTCTAACAACACTTTTACCATTGCACTTCATAACATACTTATCTCTTACCCTGTAAGACCATTCAACATCTTCTTCTTCATTCCATCCACGACTTTCATCAAGTGGTTCTTCAATCATTACATGACGCTTGACCATAAAGAATCCACCAGAGATGTACATATATTGTGTCTGAGACCAGTCATCATAGTTTAAGGACCAGGCTCTTCCATAACCTGGCTTATCCCAAAGAGACCAGTCCATAGGATTTCTTGATCCAGTAATTAAGTATTGCGGGCAAGAGCAAATTTCCCAATCAGTTCCAAACTCAAGAAAGTTTTTGTACCAGTCTTTATCAAAGATATGATAGTCGTGCATCAAAACTATATTTTCATACTTAGCTTCTTTTACAAGTATGTTTTTCTTTTTAGTAATCCATCTTTCTTTAATAGATTCATCAAAGTCAATCTTTCTAATGTCTTCCCCGTCAATTCCAGAACTATCACCACCACCAACAAATAGTATTTCATATTCTGGAATATTAAGATTACGAATGCTCTCTATAATCTCTTGAAGTCTTTGCTTATCTTCATAGACAGTTATAATTCCAAAGGTCCATTGAATATCATTCATTTACAAAGCCTGTCGCTATGACAGTTACTAGAATACCATCCTCAAGATCTGGATCTAAGACTGTTCCAAATATGATATCAGCATCTTCGTGTGCTTTATCTGCTACAAGAGATGCAATCTTGTTAACTTCTTGCATTTTAATTTGACCAGATGATGCTATTGAAATTAAAACACCCATTGCACCATTAAGATCAACATTAAGAATTGGACTTGTAATTGCTTCGTTACCTGCAACTTCTGCACGATCTTCCCCATCTGCATAGCCAATTCCCATAAATGCAGATCCAGCATCTTTCATAACTCTTTTAATATCTGCAAAGTCAATATTAATTTGACCAGGGGTAGTTATTAAATCAGATATTCCTGCTATTGCTTTTAATAAAACATTGTCTGCTTCTTTAAAGGCATCTTGCATAGATATATCTGGGTCAAGCATTGAGATAAGATTCTCATTTGGAATAACTATGAGGGTGTCTACTTCTTTACTAAAACTATTAATTCCCTCTAAGGCATTATTCATACGCTTCTTGCCCTCAAACCCAAATGGTGTAGTTACAACGCCCACAGTTAAGGCTCCAGCTTTTTTAGCACATCCTGCGACTATAGGTGCAGAACCAGTTCCAGTTCCACCACCCATTCCAGCCGTTACAAAAACAACATCAGCACCCGAAACAACTTCAGAAATTTCACTTATGCTGTCTTTTGCTGAAAGTCTTCCAATATTAGGATCTGCTCCAGCACCAAGACCACGGGTTCTATCTCTTCCAATATCAATTTTAACATCTGCCAAACTTGGCATTAGTGCTTGAACGTCAGTATTTATTGCAATAAACTCTACTCCAGATAGTCCTTGCAGGATCATGCTATCAACAGCATTAATTCCACCGCCACCGCAGCCAATTACTTTTATATCTATAATAGAATTCATTATTCAATTATACCTTAAAGACTATCCTATTTCTTTTCTTAAGTCTGCCCACATATCCCTAGTCTCTTCTATTTTCATTATGGCATCAAGAACTGTCATTTCCATAAGCTCGTCTACATCCATACCAATTTTTTCTGCAAACCTAATCATCTTTGTAAGAAACATCATCTAAAACTATCTACTGAAATATAAAGAGACTCTGCAAAGGATGCATTTTCTACCGCAAGATCAACTATGTGAGACTTCTTACTCTTGTCTCCAAGTTGTCTTGTAAGTAAATATGACTTTAAAGCGTTAGAATATTTATTAACAAACTCGTCTACTGTATATAAATTGTTTTCATAAATAATTGTTCTATCATCTTTTACTTCTTTATAAATAATAGTTTTATCTTTCTTTACTTCTTTATTTTTCATTTAACATTGTCCTAACTACCTCAATTGCCATATCTATACCGCTTAATGGCAGACCTAATTTTTCTCTTTCATTTTTAACATACTCTATCCTATTTTGGACAGAAAGTAAAGTATTCCTTCTAACAAAATCATTAACAGTTTGAAGTTCTTTTACTTGATCTCTATAGTAATAATAATCATCTGACATTAAATTAAATCTTCTGCTAGTCGTTCAAAATGTGGCAATGGCTCCAGATTATCAAATATTCCCATTTGGTTATGTGGCTCAGCAAGATCGCTTTCATCTTCATAATCATCCCATACTGCTGTATACATATCTGCATATGGAGAGGATACCTTTGCCAACCAGCCAGATACATTCATAGCCTGATTAGCCATCCATCTAACTAGTGGTCCTTTGTCTACATCGTGCTCTATTTTAAATTCCATCATACTCTCTTTTTACCATCAGATCTAATTGACTTAATTCTTTTCTTTAAGTACTCATCTTCATTCTCTAAATAAAAATGTACAAAAAGTTTTTCATATTCTTTATCATCAAGAGTTCCATTTTCTTTTTGATACTCTTCTAACATTTCTTTAACTTTTTCAATAAGAAAGCTCATTGTGTACCAGTTTCTTCCTTGTGCTCTAACCTTATATGATTTATTAAATCTAATATATCTAGGTACATATTTTCACACATATAACATTCGTTATAAACTTCTTTTTTATCAGACATTAAAACTCCAGAGGCAGTACTATGACTGGAGTGAGTTCACCCATCCATGCACCAAGACAATTATAAGATATGTATTCAACTGCTTCATCATATTCCATACCGTCTCTATCCATCAAAACATCTACCATTTTTTGCCAGGAATAAGTAGCAAGTGTTGGCTGACCACATCTTAGTGAAAGACCTATAAAGGCTTCCTCAAAACCATCCATAACCATAACTTCTTCATCTATGTAAGAAAGTGCTTCTTCAAGTTCTTCTTTATTCATTACCATCCACCAAGACATTCTTTTGAATGAGTATGAATCCAGAAGTTTCCTTCCATATGTTTTTTAGTAGGAGCATAAAGCTCTGTGCCACAAGCACCACATTCAAAAGACCATTCTTCTGAAAAGAAGTCATACTGATATCCTTTATTTTTATTTAGGGTAGATAACATATGATTCATCTTTATCATTTTTATCAAGGCTTATTTGTTCTTTCATCTTGACTCTTGCTACATTTTCAGCAGCAGTATTTGATGGAAAAACTAAACCTTTTAAGCCACATGGAACTTTTTTCCATTCGTTAATTCCAAGTCTAACTTGAACAGATGCTTTCCATCCACCTTTAACTTTTGTTATAACTGCACGATATTGTTTTTCATTAACTAACATTTCATTTTTACTAGACATTTTTTCTCCTACTAGCCACCTGTGCTATAAAATCCTTTACCTTTGAATTGAATTCCACCTACACCAAAAACTCTTTTGATTGTGCTTTTACAATCTGGACAAATTTCTGGGTCAGGATCATTCATTCCCTTAACTAGTTCTTTATTATCTTCGCACTTTTCACATGCATATAAATATACTGGCATTAATATACTTTACCAAACTTTTTGTATTTTGTCAAACTAAAAGAGCCCCCTTTCGGGGGCACTCCTACTAAGCCCAAGGATCAGGCTCTTCTGCTCCGACTGAAACTGTTGAGTTTGAAACATTGCTAGTCTTATTAAATGTTCCAGACTTAATTGATAGTGATGAACCAACATCGGTTGCATCAATTTCAAAGGCATTACCCTTAGTTCCGTCTTTTCGATCAAATTCACGATACTTTAATTTACCATGAACGATTACCTTATTTCCTTTTGAAAGATTTGATGAGACATTTTCTGCCAGAGTTCTCCAACATACAACATCATAAAATGCTGTGTCTCCATCTTTCCAAGTTCCATCAGAATCCTGGAATCTTTCTGTACTTGCAACACGAAGCTTTGCAAGAACTTTTCCTGAGCCAAGATCCTTCTTTTCTGGATCTTTAACCAGGTTTCCTATTACCGTAATTGTTGTAGCCATTTTTACTCCTTATAGCTGTCTTTCATCATTATACTTGATATCTAGAATTGGGTCAAGTGAGACATTCGCACCTAACGACTCTAAGATATTTTTTACTTTCGTCATATACTCTATACAACGAAGCCTTTCATTGTCATTTAAATGTCTCCAATGACTTTCGTAAAATTGAATAGCAAGAAAATGATCATAGTCTGCAATTGCTATCTCAAAATCTTTTGGAGCTTTTACAGATCTAATTGCATGTTTCATCTTACTGGTATACATTAATTACTCTCCATTGTAATTCCAGACCAGACACTAAACCAATCAGTCTTTTCTTTATGACTGTTAAACTCTT